TCTGAGCCAATGATTATGGCAACAAAACGTCGCATTACGCTTTTGAAGTCCTACATCAGCAAACTGAAAGACAAGACAATACAAATTGAATATATTGCTCATGATGGTACCACTACATCATTCGATTTGAATTTGGCCGAACTCGATTACTGCACAATAGGAACGAATAAAAAGGACGAGATTATTTGTAATAATGTTATAAAGTCAATAACTTCCAAGGTTCAAAAGTCAGTCGACGATCTGGCAATCGGTATTAACACGTTTTGGAGGGACTATGTGGATGGATTGGTGGAGAGATTAGACGCAATGAAAGTGATTACATCTTACATCACAATGATGGATGTGTTACAATGCAAGGCATATACCGCACACAAGTTTAATTATTGCAAACCGGAAATCGTAGAGGGAAAAGAAAAGGCGTTCTGTTCATTCACTGGAATACGCCACCCGCTCATAGAGCACATCCAAACAAGCGAGGTGTATGTTACGAACGACCTTACACTTGGAGACGTCGAATCTGAAGACGGGCTGCTTCTCTACGGAACAAACGCAGTTGGAAAGACTAGCTTCATCAAATCGGTGGGCATTTCCGTTATCATGGCGCAGGCTGGTCTTTTCGTTCCGTGCGCATCATTTAGGTATTCGCCGTATACCTACATATTTACGCGAATATTGGGGAACGACAATTTATTCAAGGGTCTCTCGACATTCGCGGTAGAGATGTCAGAACTCCGCACTATCATTACACTATCAGATGAAAATAGTCTTATCCTCGGCGATGAATTGTGTTCTGGAACAGAGAATGATTCGGCGCTCAGCATATTTACGGCAGGTATCGAAACGCTTCACAAAAAGAGAAGCACGTTTATGTTTGCGACACACTTTCACGAGGTCACCCATTACGACGAGGTGACCTCGTTGGAAAGACTGAAGTTCGCGCACATGGCGGTGCTTTATGACCGTGAAAATGACACATTGGTATACGACCGAAAACTGAAGGAAGGTTCGGGTAATACGATGTATGGATTGGAAGTCTGCAAATCGCTCAGTATGCCCGAAGAATTTCTCTCGCGAGCACACGATATTCGCACAAAATACAACAAATCCGCGCAGGGATTATTATCGCAAAGTGCGAGTCGTTACAACAAAGGAAAATTTGGCGGTAAATGTGAAATATGTAATGTGAACCACGCAACAGAGGTACACCATCTACAGCACCAAGCGCGGGCAGATACAGAAAACGGTTATATATCAACATTCCACAAAAACCATCTCGCCAATCTCATCAACATTTGTGAGAAATGTCACACAAATATCCATCGTGACAATAAAGAACACCGTGTCCAAAAAACAACACGCGGATACAAAATAGTCGAAATTTAATCTCTCCACCCATTGTATATAAAGTATGGTCAACAACGCAACTAATAACCATCCGTCTATGGTGATCTTACCATTGGTTATCATATTGGTCGCATACATATTTACATTGAACAAATCAGAAGAGTTCGCTAGGTTTATGAGCGTTTTCAATGAGAACATCGAGAAGGTAGTATTCATTATTTTGGCAATGTTGGTTGGAATATACTTGCTTCGTATGCATGGTATTGGTGCGGAAGCATTTTGTGGTGCCGATAATCCGTCGCAGGAGGATGAATGGTGCAAATCTCTTGTGTCGGGTAAGAATTGCACCTCTACGAGTTGCTGTGTTTTGTTGAATGGAACGAAGTGCGTTGGTGGGTCTAGCAAAGGACCCACTTTCTTGACGAAGAACGGCGCAAATATCGATTTCGATTACTTCCAATACAAATCCAAAAATGACGGTTCTGTTCAATGTAGAGGAAAATGTCCCAAATAAGTATACTCTGTCATTTAATCAATATGCAATAAATTAATTTATAAAAATTGATTTATATAATATTAATCACAGTTATATATATCAACTATGATTATTCCCGTTAAGTGCTTTACGTGTGGCAAAGTCCTTGCGAATAAATACCGCTATTACGAACGTGAGGTGCGCAAGAGAAATATGGCGAATTCGGCAAACGTAGACGATGTTGTCTATCTTACCGAAGATAATAAAGACAAGACGCCCAGCGGAGAAGTTTTAGACAATCTCAAATTAGACAAGATTTGTTGCAGGAGGCATATGTTGACACATGTTGACATTGAATAAAAATATAGCAATTATATATACGTATTGATGGGTCGTTCTAATTACAGACGCACGAAACGCAAGAGCACGCGCACATACGCGAAGCGCAAGAGCACGCACGCGAAGCGCAAGAGCACGCACGCGAAGCGCAAGAGCACACGCGCGAAGCGCAAGAGCACGCGCCGGCAACAGAATGGAGGTCGGAGCACATTTCTTCCTAGTGATATGGTGAACATGACCCGAACTATGTCTTCGGGTCTCGGTGGCGTAATGGGTGCCATAAAGGGCGTAGAATTGGCACCGCATCCTGGACCAACGCTAGGACATCTTATTTCCAGATAAACAAGACAATAATATATTTCATTAATTTCATTATTTTATTATTTCCATTCGATTTTCGTTTCATTTTATTTTTTCCTCGCGCTATTATATAATGAAACTCGTTAAAAAGATTCAGAAACTTTGCACACCGGCATACGTTTATTTAGTAATTTCGGTGGTTGGTATGATTGCGATGATGTTTCAAAACGCAGGAAATACGAACACCTACTGCGTAGGAAACTTTGAGTGCGAGGTTCCGAATACTGCCGCGGTCTTCATTGCGGAGGCGATATATATCGCGTTCTGGACCTTTATATTGAACGTGCTTTGCAAGGCAGGTTACAAGAAGGTGTCCTGGTTCGTTGTCTTGATACCATTTGTTTTGATGGCGATTCTTATTGGCATGATGATGTTGAATGGTCTTCGTGTTTAGACAACATTACAACATTACAACATTACAACATTACAACATTACAACATTACAACATTACAATGTTTTTATTCTTACAATGTTTTTATTCTTATTATATTATCTTGCTATCTCGGTAATAATAAGAAATACGGTCTAAAAAATAGTGAATGTATATTATATATGACTGAAGAAGAGAAAGGGGGGGAAATCGATGCCAAAATGATTGACATAGAAATGATAGACCCAACTGATGCGGATGTGGACGCGGGCGCAGACCCAACTGATGCGGATGTGGATGCGGGCGCAGACCCAACTGATGCGGATGCGGATGCGGGCGCAGACCCAACTGATGCGGATGCGGATGCGGATGCGGATGCGGATGCGGACTCAAACAGTATAGATGTAGATAGAACAAACCTCTTTGTGGAGAGAGTGGTTGACAAATACTTCGAAGACAACCCCGACTCATTTGTCAAACATCATCTAGACTCCTACAATGAATTTTTCACTGGTGGCGGGATAAACCGTATCTTCAAAGAAAAAAATCCAATCCGCATTTCGAAAAATCATCCGAAGCAAGATGATGGGAATGCGGATAATAAAAACACCTCTGATTACGCCACAACCGAAGATTTTGACAAACAATGTAATATATGGTTAGGTGGTAAGGACGGTAGCAAAATTTATTTCGGTAAACCAATCATTTACGATGACGAGCGCGCACATTACATGTATCCTAATGAGGCGCGATTAAGAAATATGACCTATGCTTTTACAGTTCATTACGACGTTGAGGTGGAATACTTTATCAAAGAACAAGGAGGGGAACATTCGGAGACACCGGCAAAAACCATAACGATTGAAAAGGTATTTCTAGGAAGATTCCCTGTGATGTTGATGTCGGATTTGTGTATATTAAAGGGGCTCGCACCACAAATGCGTTTTGAACTTGGCGAGTGCAAAAATGATCGCGGTGGTTATTTCATCATTGACGGAAAAGAGAAGTGTATTGTATCCCAAGAGAAATTTGCGGATAATGCGCTTTATGTGAGGGACAAGGTGAATGATACATACAGCCATTCGTCGGAAATAAGGTCGGTGTCGGAGGACCCATCGAAGCCCGTCCGCACCCTTCAAGTGCGCATTGTTGCTCCGAGCACCACTTATCGCAATAATCAAATCGTTGTAAATGTCCCGAATGTGAAGAAACCAGTTCCACTGTTCATCATGATGCGCGCGTTAGGAATTGAGTCCGACAGGGAAATCATAGAAATGTGTTTGCTCGATATGGAGCGTAATAAAGAGTTGATTGATATATTTATTCCCTCGATTCACGACGCGGGAAAGATATTCAATCAAGAGATGGCGCTCACTTACATTGGGTCACTAACAAAAGGGAAAACATTAGACCACGCTTTTGAAATCGTGAGCAACTATTTTCTGCCTCATATTGGCGTGATGAACTTTCGCGACAAGGCCTTCTTTCTCGGACATATGGTGAAGAAACTATTGGGTGTTTTCACCAAACAATCGAAGCCGACAGACCGCGACAGTTTCCGTTTCAAACGAGTGGAGTTGCCTGGCGCCCTGTTGTATGATCTTTTCAACGAGTACTACACGATACAGCAAAGAGATATCTTCAAGAAGATCGACGCGAAGTATCACTTTGATAAAATCAGTTTTACAGACGAAAAATTCACAACACTCGTCACGAACGAGAACTATCGCGATTACTTTTCCGATAAGATCGTCGAGTCAGGCATGAAACGCGCATTGAAAGGAGATTGGGGTGGAGCGGTGCATACGAAGCGTGTGGGTATTGTGCAAGACCTGAATCGATTGACTTTCAACTCCGCAATGTCGCATCTCCGCAAAGTCAATCTTGATATGGACGCCAGTGCCAAAGTGGTTGCACCGCGCCATCTCCATTCGTCGCAGTGGGGTATTATCGACCCACTCGACACGCCCGACGGTGGAAACGTGGGACTACACAAGCACATGTCGATAGCTGCTTCCATTACATCGGGAACTTCAGCAGAAAGTATTATAGAGTGGTTGCAAACAAACAAAAACAAAAATATCAATATGAGAAAACTTGGCGACTTGTTTCCTCGACAAGTCGGGGGTAAAACAAAGGTCTTTGTAAATGGTAGATGGATAGGTATAGTTGATAATCCAAAGGAAGCCGTTGACATCCTCAAAAAATATCGCCGAAGCAATCTAATACCGCTCCACACAAGTATCGGTTGGTTTGTTGCGGAAAACGCAATAGAAATATTCACGGATTCTGGACGGCTATGTCGCCCCATATTTTATATCGACAATAATAAGGCAAGTTATGACAGGGACAGCGTGAGCGAATATATTGAGAAGAATGGCTTCACTTGGAAACAGTTGGTCGGCGGTTTTGCTAAGAAAAAAAGGGAGCGGGCGAATAATATCGAGTGCCTTGCGGTTGAAGAGTTATATGATACCGATAATCTTGATGAGTTGAAAGAGACCCAGTCTGTTATCGAATATCTTGACACGTCTGAATCCGAGACCTCGCTTATATCGATGCGCCATGACGCGATTAATGAGAAGCGATATACTCATATAGAAATTCACGCAGCCCTTGCGCTTGGCGTGATGGGGAATCAGGTGGTGTTTCCGGAGAATAACCCGCTTTCTCGTAATTTGTTTGCGTGTGGACAAATGAAGCAAGCCGTATCGCTTTACCATTCAAACTTTCAGACGCGCATTGATAAAATGGGCGTTGTCTTGAATAACGGACAGGTTCCCCTGGTGAAAAGTCGGTTTTTGAAGAAAATTAACAACGAGGAACACCCATACGGAGAGAATGTCGTTGTAGCAATTATGTGCTATTCCGGATATAATGTTGAGGATTCAATCTTGTTCAACGAGGGTTCCGTCAAGCGAGGATTGTTCCGAACTACTTACTACAATTCATATGAGGACCGCGAGGACAGTTCGAAAGTGGGCGAGACGCAAGTTGACTCCAAATTCGCGAACATTGAGACTGAAAGTGTCACTGGACTAAAAACCGGGTTTGATTACGGCGAACTAGATGCGAATGGTCTGATTCGCGAGAACACAATGGTGGACGAAAACACCATTCTCATTGGAAAAATGCAAACCAACATATCAGAACCCGACGTCTCGACGGATGCGTCGGTCTCTCCCAAAAAGGGACAGCACGGTTTTGTAGATAAGACCTTCCTTAGCGATGGAGAAGAGGGGTTCCGCACCGCAAAAATACGCGTCAGAGACGAACGCATACCAAATATTGGGGACAAGTTTTGCTCGCGATGTGGACAGAAGGGAACCGTCGGGCTGGTTATTCCCGAGGAGAGCATGCCTTTTGCGGAGGATGGCACGCGCCCCGACATCATCATCAATCCACACGCGCTCCCATCGCGCATGACCATTGGTCAGTTGGTTGAGACGCAGATGGGCAAGGCCTGCTCCATCCTAGGCGGATACGGTGATTGCACGGCGTTTATGAACAAGGGTCCCAAGCACGAGTTCTACGGAAAGATACTGACAGATTCCGGATATCATTCGAGCGGATGTCAAGTGATGTATAATGGAGAGAGCGGAGAACAGGTTGAAGCAAACATTTTTGTGGGTCCCACGTACTACATGCGGTTGAAGCATATGGTAAAAGACAAAATAAATTACCGCGCACGAGGACCGAGAACCGCGCTTACGAGGCAAACCGTGCAGGGACGAGCCAACGATGGTGGTCTGCGCGTTGGCGAAATGGAACGCGATTGTATCATATCGCACGGTGCGACCAGGTTCTTACAGGAGTCTATGCTCGAAAGAGGCGACGATTATTGTATGGCCGTGTGCGATTTGACCGGAATGGTGGCGATATATAACGAGAATAAAAACCTCATGCTGAGTCCCTTTGCCGATGGACCAATCAAGTTCTCCGGAACATTAGACGAAGGAATGAGCGTTCACAACATCACCAAACACGGAAGATCGTTCAGCGTCGTCCGCGTCCCTTATGCGTTCAAATTAATGCTTCAAGAACTTCAAACGATGAACGTGCAAATGCGTATAGTAACGGAGAATAATATTGACCAAATAACATCCATGTCGTTCTCTAACAATGTTGTGAAACTTCTTGGAAACGGAGCAACTCCTCAGACTGTGGTGGAGGCTTCTAGAGAGAAATTGGTTGATAAAACAGAGGAGGCTGTGTTGAAACCCGATGCCAACGACGATGCCAACGACGATGCCAACGACGATGCCAAAGTATTTAACAAAATCGCACAACTGAAAGAGGAAGAAAAGTATGATGGGGTCAAAATTAATCCTACCACGATTGGTTGGAGATACAATGGCGATTACCAAGACGAAATCGTATGGAACTCGCTCATTGTAGAAAATGAGGAACAAACCGGATTTGGAAGCGACACTTGGTTCAACAACGAGCACGATGGACTCGACCCTCAGAAGCCGCCGTCCGGATGGAACGCAGTCGAAGCAGTCTACAACGACGGCACACCTATTCCGCCGTCTCTCATCAGCGAAATTCTCCGCAAAAATCCCGTCCCAGGCAATTGGAAAGTGGCTATTGACTTTTTGAAACAGACACCGCCTTCCTCTCTCAAAGCCGAACTCACATACGGCATTCCGCAGCCGCCACCACCGTCGACCCAGACCACACCCTTATTACCGCTTTACAATCAGGGATCGCCATCTTACGATCCAACCGCAACCCAATATATTCCGGGGTCACCGACTTACGACCCCGATACATCACCATATAATCCTGATATTTCTGTTGTTACGGATAGCGCGAGCTCCAGCCCCAGCGAATCATCTCCGCCAACAAGCTCCAGCGAATCATCTNCGCCAACAAGCTCCAGCGAATCATCTCCGCCAACAAGCTCCCCTGACTCACCTAGCCAAGAAGATGAAGCACAAACGCTTTCCACAAAAATGAAGGAAGCAGAGAAAGCAAACGCATCCCTTCTTACAACGATTGCTAGCGACGAACCATCGTCTGATACTGATGACGTAACAGCTTCGGAAAAAAAGAATATAAAATTGAATTAAATAATCGGTCATTATAATAGATAAAGTATGGCTCAAAGGAACGAAATAGAAGTAGCTCAATTGTTTAAGTCGAGGGAAACTATTCTCGAACTACTTAAAAAACAAGGATACGATGTATCCAACTATGAAAAGCAAAGTATGACGCAGGTATCAGCAATGAAGAAGAATGACCAGATGGATATGCTTGTTGAAACTGGTGATAAAAAGAAAGTATATGTCAAATATCATTTAGCAAAAACCCTAAAAGAAACCAACATCTTGGAATATATAGACGATCTAATGTATCAGGAAGTGGATGATGCGGAGTTAGACGCGGATCTTGACGCACCGGCACACTTAAAGAAATCTGATGATATCATCATCATTACGAAAGATGAACCAAACGAATCGTTAATCAAAGCGTTGAAAAATATTTGGAAACAAGACAATGTCTTCATAACAGTTCACGCGATAAAGCGACTTCAGTTTAATATTCTGAAACACGAATTGGTACCTTCACACCGCGTCATGAACAACGATGAAGTGAATACGTTCAAGCAAAAGTTCAAGATTACCAATGACAGCATGTTACCTGACATCAATCGTTTCAGTCCGGTTGCGTTGGCCATTAGTATACGTCCAGGACAAATATGCGAGATTATGCGACCAAGCAACACTGCGATAGAAGCACCATTTTATCGTGTTTGCTCACCTTAGTGTAAGTAAGTATATAATTAAATATATGTAATAATTATATACATATGAGTTTTGACAAAACTATTGAAGAGTTAACCGAGAGATTCAATATAATAAAACAAGAGAATGGTGTGGATAAACTACAGAAATTGCAAGAAATCAATAGTGAACTACTTTTTTTGAAGGAGGAGATTCAGGCACAAATGGAAATAAGCTATCAACAAGCACTCACTATGAACGGTAACATAGACGAAATAACTGGGCAAACAAATGTATTACAAACAAAAGTAACTGGATTGAAAAACAAGGATGCCGGTTCGATTCAAATGTATGATGATGTTCACAAACTTTACAATCAGCAACTCATCGGAAACTGGGCATTTATCTTTGTTTTATCTTATGCTGGGTACATATTTTCAAAGCAACAAATGTATGATAATCAGTTGACCAGACAAATTGATACGTCGGTAAGGCGAATTTTTGTTAGGTAAAGACATACACACAAAATAAACAAAAATAATGGGTTCTAATATATAAATGACAGAAGCAGCACTTCTAGAACTCAAAACCGTTGGTACGGAAGTAAAGCTTCGCATCAAAGAACACGAAGATATGCTACAAAATTATTCGGCCAGCATACGCATGAACGAAATGGTCAAGGCAAATGAATACTATGAAAAGATTTTGGAAATCAATAAAAATATCGATGCTTTACTTGAGAAAATTCGGACACTCGAACTGAAGATTAAAAACAAGCACGGGAATATTGACACGGCACTTTTTCACACGGCAGTTTTTCACACGGATGATTTATCCGATGTAACTAGAAAAATAAAGAAAGACGAGGAAAAAATCCACAAACTTAAAAGCAATTTAAAAAACATCAAAGGTGTCAATGCGAGTGCCGCAATCGAAACCCGGTCTGAACGAACCAAGTATATTTTTATGTGGATTTTGATGGTGATTGTGGTAATGCTCACAATACGAGCATTTATGTATGAACCATCCACGATAGACACTATTTTTCTAGTAGCCGCATTATTTTTAGGAGTTTTCCATTTTTTCAATAAGCAGGTTTAGGGTAAGCAAGTTTAGGGCAAACATTCATTCGATATCTCCGCNCGTTATNATTTCGTCTTTTGTCGGATATGATACGCTTTCTACAGACAACGTATGATATTTACGAATACCCGATATCTCTCCATTAGCATTCTTGGTTTCGTAATACTCGTCCGTTTTACACAGTAGGTCGCACTGCACTTTTGGAGATGTTCTCGCACCGAACTTGTTGATGAAATTAATGAGAATACCCCATGAGCGGTCTTCGCGATTTTCGAGGTAATTACGCAGTTGCCATAGTTGCTCGTCTTTCGTTGCGGTGGTCGTACATTTCATCTCCAAGATACACTCGTATTCAGGTATTTCGATATCGGTTCGCAAGAACTGATTGTTACAGATGGTGACAGGTTTCCCTTCCGAGTCCACGAAACGATAGTTGAACACGAGTTCCCGCGTTGTTTTAATGCCAAGTTTATTGAGCTCATGAATGAGAAGATCCTGATAAATCGTCTCCTTCATGAACGGTCCACACCGAACCAGAATATCGAAGCAAATATCACATACTTTTTTCGCGAAGTTCGCTGCTGAACCATTCATATCTAATTCTATACAGACGCATATGTGTAACAATTTCAATTTTATCTTAAAACACGCACCAAAATAACGATTATCAAGTTTAGTGTTATGTTAATTCATATCACTAGAAAGGAACTCATTGAATGCAAACCGTTCCGTTGTTCCGTTGTTCCGTTGGTGTTCGATAAAATATTTATAATGACACTTGATATATAATATGGCTGGAAGTGCGCTAGATAATATTAAGGAACTCCGCGGTGTCGAGGAGAATATATACGGCGAACTTAACAGAAATTCTGGGAAAATAGAAGACCGTGAACAGAGACTAAAACAGTTGAAAACACTTTCAACCGCGCGCAATTCTTTATTTAACGATCTCGTTGAAAAATCGGACACATTGAGTGATTTGAAATCTAATAGGAACGAGTTGAAAACATTGGTCGATGGCAAGAAGCGAATGGTCGAAATCAACACCTATTATGGAAAGCAATACAACGCGCATACAAATGTAGTTTTGCTATTATTGTATACATTTATCGCAATATTAGTCCTAGTATTTTTGCGAAACCGGGGTTTCTTGAACACATTTATGACAAATATCTTGGTGTTTATCGTGATGGTAATTGGTGCGCTAATCGTGTATTACCGCATTTCCGATCTGTCAAATCGTGACGACATGGACTACGACAAATATAATTGGCCAAGGATTTCGAATGATGGCAAGAGTCTAAACGACTATGTTCCTCCCCCATCTCCAGTAGGCGGTGAATCTAATGATGGTGATGATAGTTGTGTTGGAGAGAAATGTTGCGGCTATAATACGATATATAGTAAAACATTCGATAAATGCATATATTTAGTGAATAAATCAGATGATGCAAGTAATGCGACCAATGAGACCAATGAGACCGATGAGACCGATGCTGCCGATGCTGCCGATGCTGCCGATGCGTCCGATGCCGCTCCGATAGAGGAATCATTCACACTTCTCTCTAGCAAGGCGTGTGCCACTGTGAAACCATTTAGTGAGTCCATAAGTTTCGAGACTATCTGAAACGAAACGAAG